TTTCTTCACTTTACCAAAGAGAACAATAGAAAACAAACCTTCTAATGTAAGCTTTTCATCAACCATTTTACCAATAGTCTTTGCTTTAAACTTACGTTTACCTTCAATGTCTGTTGCTTCCTCTGCGTGAGTGAGAATAAAGATCATAAGATCATCTCTAAGATCTTTTGGTAGCCTAGCTATTCTAGCTAAATGTGCACCTATCTTAGTAAACTTCTCGTAACCTTTCTCATCCACTTTATCAAGGAACTCAAAAGAAGACATGTATTGAAAATCATCAATAACAATGTTCTTAATCTCAGGTCGCTTCTCGCTTATATAACGAAGACATGCTTCGATATTTTCAGGAGCAGCTTTGTCATAAAGATTACCACCAGGGTTTTCTTTACTCCATGTTGTGTACTTTTTTCTCCATCCTTTGAAAGGAAGAGGTTTGTTAGCTACATTAATAATGAATGTTTCTTTTGGATCTAGAGCTTCAATACTAGTAGATTTACCAGCTCCTGATTCTGCAATAATAAGAATTCCTACTGCCATATTTAAGGTAATTGTTTAATTAGTTCATTGAGCCACTCTTTACCACTTACAGGTATACCCTTATGTATTGCTACATAATCTCTTATAGTCATATCACTATAAGGTGCATCATCTGTTATCTTTGTACTAAAGATCTTCATAGTTGAAGAAGACTCTTCTTTCATTTTCTTAAGAATACTATCTCCACTCATAACAGCAGCTTCTTTACTAATAGCCACTGAATGAGGATCGACTTTTCTTAGAACTTCTAATGGTACTAAATATCTATCTTCATAAATGGGATCAGGAATAGCTTCTTCTTTCTCAGAATTAGGAAGTCTATACACTGTTCTTTCTTCATCTGCAAAACCACTATAGTCTCCTTTTGCTATTTCAAAATAAAGACCTTTTGGTTTTTGAAATTCATACCCCATAATAGGAACAACAATAACACCTTCATGTCTAAAGATTTTCTTAATAGTGAAATCTGTCTCATTAATCTTAAGATCATTAATGAGAGTTCGATGATAGTTTCTTGCTCTTTGGAGCAACTCTTCTCTTTCTTTACTCATACTTGTAAATTTTAAATTTCTGAGCCAATATCGGCTGATGGTCTAATGGATCTACGTACATAAGATGTAGAGGTTGTACTTATAGGTTTTGGTATTTCTACTAATTTCTGTAAGCTAAACTCTGCTTGCATGTACAATAGCTCATTTTCGTTTTTGGAATTTCTAAGTTTTAATGGATGTAAATATACTAAATTTGGATCACACGGCAACTTATCTGGGCCATATTGTTTTATACCATTTATACCTGGTCTAGCCATTGCAAGTACAGCATCACTACCCTGCATAAGAGCATCGCCACCAAATATATCTGAGCTAGTAGGAAAATTAGCAATATTTCCTGGAGTCTTTCTGCTTGAAGAGTGTTAAGCTTTTCTTTCTCATCAGATGCTTGCTTAATAAGCCAGCTATGATCTATAGTGACAATCAGTGGTTTAGATCCCATATCATCATAGTAATAGTGGACATATTCTTTTATTTGTCTCCAATTACAGGGCTTATTGATTTGAATTCTAAACACACCTTTGTCAGCTAATTGTCTAGAGTGTCTTGTAAACCTCTCAATATGTTGTAATGCAAAGGTGCTTATCTGTTCCTTTGTACTTAACACTTGATTATAGTCTAGTGCTACTTGTGCAGCAAACTCTCTAGATGCAGATTGCTTAGGACCCATCTCAAACTGAAACTCTAAAATGTTAAAGTGTTGATCTGGATTGTGTTTGTAACTTTCTCTAAGTATTTGACCCACCATAAGAGTTTTACCTTGACCAGGTCTAGCTCCTATAGTGAGTAGTGATCCCCATTCTAGTCCGTTTAGTGTAGCATCATTTAATCCTAACCATGGAGTTTTAAACGATCTAATTCTACCATCTCTTCTATCTTTGATATACTGTAGACCTTCTTCGTATATCTCATGAATAAACTTAGCTCCACCTGGTCTATTAGTGTTTTTGATCATTCTCTACTATTTTTTCATTTAATCTATTCATAGCATAGTTCATGCCTTGTATAAAAGCATCGCTCATAAGATTTTTAGCTGCTAATACAAATAAGTCATGTCTAGTCACTCTTATTTCATCTGATAATTGAGTGGTGCATGCTTGATACATTTCATCGATTTTAGCTTGATTATATTCTATCATACCATTTCGTTTATTTCGTTTACAATATTTGGGTTATCTAATAACTGTTGACACGTATCTGCTAGTTTAGATGTATATCCTCCACTAGAATCTGTCTTTTTCTTTATAAAATAACTACTAGTTTGCATATACAAATAATCAGTTTTTGCGTATCTAGCTACATAATAATCTGTAGCATCTAATACAAGTTCCCATGTAAATTCGGGGTAGGTTTTGAAAAACCACACGAATTTGTCTTTTAGCTCATTTACTGTTTGTCTAGCTAGCTCACCTGATGGAAGACGTTTAGCAGGGAATATCTCCCTATACTCTTTAATCTTCGTCATGAAGTCTTCACCTAACACTTCAGCAGCCACCTTTTTCTTAGTTTTTACAACATAGATGTCTAACTCTTCTAGTATCTGCAAAGCTTTTGGTGTAAGTATGCCATCTTCAGATATCAATCCTTTAGATTGGCATATCATAGCTTCTGCATTTTTGTTTATAAGACTATCTGGTTGTATGCGATATCTACAGCAATCAAGAAAGTAGAGTTGGTTCATCGTTATCCTGTGTCTGATTGCTACATTCCAGAAGTTTTGAGTCATTTTTTTGTATTTTTTCTTTTATATATTCAAATATTTCAGAATAGATTTGTCTAAACTGAGGGTTTGTTTCTAAAAGATCTTTGGTAGTTTGAACATTATGCATAATAGTACTATGATCTCTACCTAATGCTCTACCTATCCCAACAAAGGAATGACCCATCATTCTTGCTATAAAAGAATAAATCATACGAAAATGTACAACTTCTCTATACCTTTTTCGTGTTTCTAATTTTAATCTTTCACCACTTTTAAAAGGCGTGATTTCATTAAACCACTCTCTTAAACTTTTTAGATTTACAGGTTTTAATTCATAATGTCCATCTTTTGTTGGATCTAATTCTTTGTGATTTCTAGAGATGACAACAGGCTCATAGCCCATCTTTCTATAGAACAATCTTTTGAATTCTCCAATAAGTTTGTACTCTAATTTCTCTTCATAATTGATTTCACTCATCAGCATTAAATTTAATTGTTTATAATAGGAAAAATCTTTAAAAAATCGTATATTATATTGTAATCTCCATAGTTTTTACAACATCAGCATGCTGTAAAGGTATGGTGTGGATAAGAAACCAACAAATTTTTTTTATGTAAACTTCTAACTTTTTTATCAATGGTTGCTCGTAAATTATCTGCTGTAGAACAAATAAAAGCATGGGTTTTCCCTATTCTTTTATCAATTTTTGCAACATATATCTGGCAAGATATAAGAGAGATTAAATCAGATGTTAAAGCATTAATGCAGCAATCAAACATTGATAAAACTAGAATTGACAACTTGGAGCGACATGTGTTTTCAAGAGGGGTAGTAACACCTAAACCAACAAAAAATCTACCAACTATACCTAATACTGATATGATGTTAGTTTGTAATGGATTGTGTATAGATGGTAGAAATAAAAAAGTATTTGAAACAGAGTCTGTGTGAAAAAGTTGTTTAAATATATAGAACCAATTTGGTTGGGAACTAACAACAAGCTTTCTATTAGAAGAGTACTTGCGTTAGTGTTCTCTGTAGATCTTGTAAGAAACACCTCTCACATTATACATAAGTGGGAGATGGGAAAATCTTACGCAGATGTAGCAATGCTACTTGGACTTGAAGCTGCTCTTATAGCAGCTCTTTTGTCTTTAACAACTTATTCAAGCTATGTAAGTAAAAAGATTGATAATCAACCACCTGCACCACCTGCAGAATAAAGTTTAACACTATGAGCAAGAAAAGAGCATTTGTACGTTATACAAAATCTGGTGAGATAGTTCCAGGGTCGTTAATTATTACTACCAATGGAGGCTACCCAGATAAAAGTTCATTGTGGCAAGAGGTAATTGCTGATAAGTGTTGTGGTGATGGTGATAATGGTGGGAATTGTCCTCCAATAACACCTTTTTGTACAGAGAACTGGGCATTTGAAAACTTTGATGGAACAACATTTAGAAATGGTGATCCTATTCCTGAAGTGACAGATGATGCAGCATGGGCTTCTTTAACTACACCTGCATGGTGTTATTATAATAATGATACTGCATTTGGAAGAGTGTATGGTAAAATTTAATTGCATAGATTGTAGTCCAAACGATTTATTATTTGGACCAGGTAGTAAATTAAAAACATCAGGTTTTATTGATAATAATACGGGTTTGTGGACAATAGGTTTTGGAATTTCTTCATCTACTAATGAATATGGTTTTTCAATTTTACCTTCAGGGTATAGATCTACTGATGGACAATTTTTAAGTTCAACAAATTTTACAGGTATTGTAGCAGGTGGTAACAATTATGCAAATTTTTGGACACAGGAAGAAAATATAACAAATCCAGGTTGGGTTGGTTGTATAATTTTTGATTCACAATATCATAGAGTACAGTATCAGGGTAATGATAAACTCTATGGACAATCGGTACGTTTAATAAAAGATATATAAAAAACCTTAAACCATGATAAAAGAAACAGCAATTTACGGATGTGGATGTGGAAAACCTAAAGGTGGAACCACTAGACCAAGACCTACAACACTTCCTAGACCTAAAAAATAATTAGACATGTCAAAAAAACGCGCGTTTGTACGCTACACTAAATCGGGAGAGATAGTACCTGGATCACTTATCATCACTACTAATGGTGGATATCCTGATAAGTCTTCTTTATGGAAAGAAGTGACAGTGGATCAATGTTGTGATGGTGGTGAGTGTTTTCAACCTGTTATAAAACAGTTAAATTATGGGGATTTAAGTTTAAATGTACCAATTAATGAAATTGGTATTCGCATAAACTGTGGAGAATTTACTAGTGAAGTTTATATTAGTCACAATTATACTATATTTCTTCCTAATATTGTGTTTACTAGTATTAGTGATGTAATTAATTACTTAAATAGTGATTTTTCATCAATTTTAGGGTATAACATTGGAACATTTGTATTTAATGGATCAGATATTATACTAAATACAACTACTGAATTTACACTATGTCCTTCTCCATTTAGGATTGACTTAATTTTACAAGAAGCTTAAAAGAATAAAACAAATGAACCTACCTAAAGCATATCAATGGTTAGCTCAAGAACCTGCTCCTAGACATCTTCTTAAAGCTGTAGAGCTTTTTGGTGTTACAGAGACAGTGGGATCTATACACAATCCTGTTATTATGGGATGGGCTAGAGAACTAGGACTACAGAATGTATATACATCGGATGAGATTCCTTGGTGTGGACTCTACACTGCTGTTGTTATACATAGAGCGCAGCGTCCTGTTGTAGAAAAACCTCTTTGGGCTCTCAATTGGAATAATTTTGGTGTAAGAGTGACCACTCCAATGCTTGGAGATGTTCTTACATTCACTAGAAAATCAGGTGGGCATGTAGGTTTTTATGTAGGAGAAGATGATACAGCATATCATGTTCTTGGAGGAAATCAAGGAAATAAGGTGAGTGTAGCAAGAATAGCTAAATCACGCCTATCACAAGCTAGACGCCCAGCTTATAATTCACAACCCACTAATATTCGTAGAGTGTTCTTAGCATCTAATGGTGCTCTATCAACAAATGAAGCTTAAAATTTAAAACAATATGTCATGCCAATCAGAAGAATTAAAGCACAAAGTCCTGATCCTTATTTAGGAAAAATACAAGGAGACACAGAACTAGCACGTCTAGCCCATCTTAACTATGTTATTGATGCAATTAATAATGGTGGAGGAGGTGGTGGAGGATCTCTCACTGTTAATGGATTTTCACCTGTTAATAATTTAACAATTGAAGGAACTAGTGTTCAATCTTGGAGTAATACAGGAGAGATGACATTAAAAGTTATAAGTGAACCATTACCCTATAAAGTATATAGAGCTAAAATAGCTATGCAAACAGTAGCATGGCCTGGATATGGTTATTTGTATAATTGGTATGCTGTTACAGATGTTAGAAAATTAGAAAATCCTAGTGGTGGTACAGGACTTACAGCTCCTAATGAATGGAGAGTTCCTAGTGATACAGATTATGATACATTGCAAACATTTGCTGGTGGTAGTTCATCTTCTTTTAATAAACTTAAATCTACATTAACTTCTACAGGTTATCCTTTTTATGGATGGTTAAGTAATGGTGGAGGAACAGATGATTATAATTTTAGTGCTTTACCTGGTGGAGTACGTAATAATATTGGAGTATTTGCTAGTATAGGTGTTTATAGTGGTTTTTGGACATCAATATCTTTTAGTGCTACAGATTCTTGGGTATATAATTTCAATTCTCCAGATTTTAAATCAAATGGTCTTTCAGTGAGACTAGTGAGAGAAGCAACAGCTGGAGAACTTCTTCTTAATGATGGTGATACGTCAGATACAAGCTCTTTAGATCCTTATACAGGAAATGATGGTAAGACATATGTTACAGTTAAAATAGGAACACAAATATGGCTTGCTCAAAATCTTAGAGAGACAAAATATAATGATAATAGTGATATTACAAATTGCTCTTATTTAGGAGGTGATTCAGATAATGGTGTATGGCAATCGAAAGGAACAATCCAAGAAGGTGCTTGGACTGCATATCGATACTTTTCGGGAGGTATTTTTTATCCAGTAGAATACAACCCAACCAGTGTTAGACTATTCTACAATGATGTATTAGAAAATACATTAGATGGAGGAGTTCCTATTTGGCTAGCTTTTGATTTTTTAGGTAGCCCAGTATATACATTAACAAAAGGTCAAGGATTAAAATGGAATAAAACTCATATTAAAATCACTCCAGGATATGATGTAAGTGATTTTCCTACAATTAATGAAAGAAGTCTTTTAATAAGAACAGCTATTGAAGGAATTCAAGATATTACTTTTAGACCTACAAAAAGAGATAATACAGGAGCTATTACAATAGAAGATTTAAATAACTATATTCAATCACAAATTTCTTATGTTTATGTAGAAATATTAGAATACACTCCTGCTTATTATGGAAGTGGTCTATCTGTTGCTCTTGGAGCTTCTAATCTTGAAGATGAAGAAGAAATTGTAGCTCTTACATATGAAATAAATGGTGTTACATATACAGAAGACTTAGAAGCTAAAAAGCTTTCTATTCAAATTGCTAAAATATACGATCAATTAGGAATATTTGATAAATATAAAGTATGATAGAAAGAGCAGTGTATTCACTATGGACAAGTCCTATGGAAGGAGAACATGTAGGATTTAATACAGAGGAAGCGTTGTTTGATTGCTTTAAGCTTTCTTTACATTACACTAAACAGTGGTTTAAAGAAGTGCATTTGGTGACAGATGTGAAAGGAAAAGAGCTTGTAGAAAAACATGCACTAGAGTTTGATAATATAAACACTGATTTAGAGCATGTTATGAAAGGTGTTTATAAGAATCATTGGAGTTTGGGAAAGATACATGCATGTAAAATACAAGACAAGCCTTTCATGCATATTGATATAGATGTTATATGGTTTAAGAAACCACCACAAAGTATATTAACATCTGACGCAAGCTTTCAATGTGTAGAAGATCAAACACAAGAATATTGGTATAAGCTCTTAATAGATCACGCTGATAAACATTACAAAGACAAACCTGAATGGTTTAATTGTAAAGAGAT